AATATTAAACCTAAACGTAAATACAGTAGTAAAAAGGAGGATTAAATGAAAAAAATATTATTAATTACAGGATTGCTAGGAGCATGCTCGTCATCGCCTTACGTAGATAATTCTAAGCTACCTGATACTGCGTTACTAGTAGAAAAAGAAGTTACACAAATGAGTCGCAGTCAAGTAATTATGGCGGTTCAAGAATGCGAAACAAGTGGGCTTAGACCGTTAGTCATTATGTCTAGACGTAAGATTAATGGGAGCTTATCTGATGTTCCCGTCGATATAACTTGCATGCCAAAGTTCGGAAGATAATATGCCAGCATGGTCATACAGCAGTCTTAAAACATTCCAACAATGCCCGAAAAAGTATTATCACTTAAAGGTAGTCAAGGATGTTAAAGACGAAGGTAGTGAAGCCACAATATATGGCAAAGAGCTACACAAAGCTGCTGAGGACTACATTAAAGATGGCACACCCATCCCACCTCAGTTTGCGTTTATTCAAGATACGGTAGATGCGCTTAAGAACATTCCAGGTGAGAAGCATACTGAGATTGAACTAGGTGTATCTAACAAAGGTGGCAGGCTTAATCCTTGTGGATTCAACGATAAAAATGCATGGTATCGAGGCATTGCGGATTTACTAATCATCAATGGTGATGAAGGATATTTGGTTGACTACAAGAGCAGTAAGAACGCTAAGTATGCAGACTTAAAACAATTAGATTTATTAGCGGCGGCGGTGTTCACTCACTTCCCTGAGGTTAAGAGTCTTAAGTCTGCTTTGATATTTATAGTTAGTAATGAGTTTGTAAACAAAGAACACAGTTCAATGCACAAAATGGCTTACTTTGAGCATGTGCGGTTTGATTTAGAACGACTAGAAACAGCTCTAAAAACAGGAGTTTGGAACGCAGTAGCGGGTCCGTTATGCGGTTGGTGCCCTGTCAAGACTTGCCATAATTACAGAGAAAGAAGAAAATGATAGGACTCAAGGAGAAACCCCATGCCATACGTAAACAAACCTAGACCATACAAAAAAGAATACGAACAGTATCAGGGTAAACCCGAACAAATAAAAAATAGGGCTAAACGTAACACAGCCCGTGCGGAGCTAATGAAAGATGGAAAGGTATCAAAAGGAGATGGAAAAGACGTCGACCACTCAAAGCCTCTCAGCAAAGGGGGCACAAGTGCTAAAAGCAATCTCAAGGTTAAATCCGCTAGCAACAATAGGTCGTTTAGTAGGAACTCAGACCACTCCGTTAAACGGAATGTTAGCAAAAAATAGCATCCTAACGGACTACAACTGGCCTGGTAAACACAAACCTTTTGCGCATCAAAAGCAAACTTCTGAGTTTTTAACGCTTAACCGCAAGGCTTTTTGCTTTAACGAGCAAGGTACAGGTAAAACAGCTAGCGTAATATGGGCAACCGACTACCTAATGAATTTAGGTGTCGTACGTCGTGTGCTGGTAATCTGCCCTTTGTCTATTATGAAATCTGCATGGCAACAAGACTTGTTTAAGTTTGCAATTCATCGCACATGCGACATTGCCTATGGCGATCCTAAACAACGTAAGAAAGTATTAGCTGCTGGCGCTGAGTTTGTCATTATTAACTACGATGGTGTTGATATTGTTAAACAAGAAATACTACATGGTGGGTTTGATTTAATTGTAGTAGACGAAGCAAGTGCTTATAAAAATGCACAGACAACTCGCTGGAAGACCCTTAGAGATATAGCTAGTCAAGTCAAAGGTATGTGGATGCTTACTGGTACTCCAGCAGCACAATCCCCTGTAGACGCATTTGGCCTAGCCAAGCTTATTAACCCCGATAATATCCCTAAGTTTTATGGTCAGTTTCGTGACCAAGTTATGTATAAAATAGGCACGTATCGTTGGATACCAAAACCTCAAGCCCAAGATATTGTGCATAAAGTGCTACAACCCGCTATTCGTTTTGAGAAAGATCAATGCTTAGACTTACCTGATGTAACCTTTGTAGAACGGGATGCACCCCTTACTGCCCAGCAAATTAAGTATTACAAATTGCTTAAGAAACAAATGCTTATTCATGCGGGTGGTGAGCAAGTTAGCTCAGTAAATGCAGCTGTTAATATTAATAAATTACTGCAGATCTCTGGCGGTGCGGTCTATACGGATACTAAAGAAGTCATAGAGTTTGATGTTTCTAACCGCTTGAAAGTTATAGAAGAAGTTATTAACGAAGCGTCACATAAGGTCCTGGTGTTTGTTCCATTTACACATACTATAGAACTACTAAACAAATATTTAACAGCAGCTAACATACCTTGTGCAATTATTAACGGGCAAGTTCCTGTAAACAGAAGGCACGACATAATTAACGACTTTCAAACAACAGAAAACATTCGTGTTCTGATTATTCAACCTCAAGCAGCATCTCACGGGTTAACACTAACTGCTGCTAATGTAATCATTTGGTATGCTCCTGTAACCAGCGTAGAAACATACTTGCAAGCTAATGCACGTATTAACCGTCCAGGACAAAAGAACCCTATGACTATTGTGCATATCAAAGGAAGTGAAGTAGAAGCTAGGTTATACAGAATGTTACAAAATAACATAGACAGCCACACAAAAATAATTGACTTATATAGACAAGAAATTGAAGAAATAGCTTGACATTGTCAAAGTCATTGGTATACTAGTGGTTCGTAGTTAGAAGGAGCTAAAAATGGAAGATGTACAAACAGACAAACTTGCAGAGATTTATATAAAAATCCGTGACAAGCGAGCTGAGATTAAAGAGTTGTACGAGCAACAAGACGAAGAGTTAAAAGCTCAACAGGATTTGCTCGCAGAAAAAATGCTAGACGTATGTCGTGAAAACAATGCCGATAGCATTAAAACACCAGCAGGGACAATCATTCGTAAAGTGGATACACGGTACTGGACGACGGATTGGGATTCTATGTATCAGTTCATACAAGAACATGATGCCTACCCCCTGCTCGAGAAGAGGATACATCAAACTAACCTCAAGCAGTTTCTTGAAGAGAATCCAAACCTGTTACCTGCTGGTTTACAAGCAGACAGTAAATACACCGTGGTCGTTAGAAGGAGCAAAACATGAGTAATATTTCTATTTTTCAGCAGCAAAACACAGTAGCAACTAATCGTGAGGTTAGCGAATTATCTAAAGCCCTAGCGGATAGCGGTGGCGGTTCTAGTAGCCGTCGTATCACCATGTCCAAAGGCGTGTTTCGCCGTATTGTAAATGGCAAAGAAGCAGGCAAGGTTAAAGATGGTTTCTTAAATGTAATCGTTATTAACGCATTGCCAAAGGTATCTCGTCAGTTCTACGCTACTGCGTTTGATCCTGATGCTGCTCCAACTCTACCTGACTGCTGGTCTAACCAAGGCGATGTACCTGATGCTAAAGCTGCAAACCCACAGTCCGCAAGCTGTGCTACTTGCTCACAGAATATTGATGGTTCAGGCACAAATGGCAAAGGTCGTGCATGTCGCTTTAATCGTCGTGTCGCTGTGTTGCTTGAGAATGATATGAGTGGAGATATTTATCAATTTAATATTCCAGCCAAATCTTTGTTTGGTAAGGGTGTTGGTAATACGCATCCGTTTGAGAGCTATATTAAGTTCTTGCCAGCTAACGGCGAGAGCATTGATCGCATCATTACTCAGATTGCATTTGATGAGAACGAGACGGCTGATGTGCTGAAGTTTACCCCAGTGCGTCATTTGACCGATGAAGAGATTGATGTTGTAGAAACAGCACAAGCTACTCAAGAGTCCAAGAGAGTTATTCAGTTAACTGTTGCTCAGCAAGATGGCGTTGTAAAGCTACCACCAGTAGCAGCTAAACCAGCTTTTGAATCTGAAGCTGAGCCCGATGAGCCTGTTGTTAAACGAGCTAAGAAAACTGAGGTGCCTCCTGCCGCACCAAAAGCAAAATTAGCAGATGTTGTTAGCGCTTGGTCGGATAACTAATAATGAGTTACGGCTATAGTGCCAAGACTATTCAGCTTAATAAACAGGCTGATAGCAGTAGGCTTGGTGTTGCTCTTGGTAAAGCGGCTATAAAACTAGGTATATCAGTTGCAGATGTAGCAACCACTATTGGGGTTAGCAGGCAAACGATATACAACTGGTTTGTGGGTTCGTACGAACCCGATAAACGCTATGCCAAAAACGTAACTAAGTTACTGAATAGTTTAACTAAGCACATTAAAGAATCAAAACTTAAGTAATAAAGAGCATCACCGGAAGGTGAGGGGGGAGTAGTCCCCCCTTTTTTCCCCCTAACAACGAGACGAGAATGGCAAACATTGACCTATTAAACAGAGTGCAAAGCCCCAATGGGTGGCTTACTGTGCTTGGCTTAAAGGGTAAGTCTGCTATACAAGAGCTTGTTCAAACACGAGAAGAATTTGATACCTACGTAGAAGACTTTCTGTCCAAAGGTAGGGATGTGTATTTTGGTGTTGCTAAGTTTGAGACAAACCTAAATCGTAAAAAAGAGAACGTAAAAGACCTCAAAGCATTTTGGCTTGACTTAGATTGTGGTGAAGCAAAAGCAGAATTAAACCCAAAGACAAATCGTCCTGATGGCTATATAGACCAAGCAACAGGTCTACAAGCACTAAAAGACTTCTGCAAATTAATTGGATTACCAAAGCCTTTACTTGTTAACTCAGGTCGAGGCATCCATGCGTATTGGCCTCTTGTTAACCCTGTTAGTAGGGAAGAGTGGGAGCCAGTTGCTAATCGTTTGAATGAACTATGTGTATTGCATAACCTTTATGTCGATGCAAGTGTATTTGAGATAGCTAGGGTGCTTAGAGTCCCTGGCACATTGAACTTTAAAGATAATCCACCTAAGCCAGTAGAAATAATTTGTGATGCACCAGATGTTGAGTACGAAGCATTTAAGAATTTACTTGGTGTAAAAGAAGCGCCTAAGAAGCCAACGGTTCCTAGAGAACTAAGTGAATTACAAAAAGCTATGGCTGCTAACACCGTATCTAGGTTTAGCAAGATTATGATTCGCAGTGCCAACAATGAAGGTTGTGCACAGTTGTTGTACCAGTATCAAAATCAAGAGTCTGTATCCGAACCCATGTGGTTTAACGCACTGTCTATTGCTCATCGTTGCGTAGATAGAGAGACTGCAATTCATAAAATTTCAGAAAAGCATCCTAGTTACTCTCCCGAAGATACAGAGGACAAAGCTAGCCACACAGCGTTTGCTCAACGTTGCAGTACGTTTGAAAAAAATAACCCGGGCGGTTGTGATGGTTGCCAATGGAAGGGGCGCATTGGTTCACCTATTGCCCTAGGTAGAGAAATAGTAAAGGCAGAAGAAACCGAAGTGCACGAGACGCAGGCATTAGATGATGCTGTAACGTATAAGGTACCCTCTTACCCATTTCCGTATTTTCGTGGGAAGAACGGTGGCATCTATATAACAATCAAAGACGAAGAGGAATCAGAACCAATCTGCGTGTATGAGCACGACTTATATATCGTAAAGCGAATGCATGATCCTGACCCTGCGGTTGGCGAGCTTGTATTAATGCGGTTGCATTTACCTAAAGATGACGTACGGGAGTTTACGATTCCGCTGTCTACCGTGGCAGTAAAAGAAAGATTACGTGAAGCGTTGTCAACAAAAGGTGTCGCAGGGATGCCAAAGCAAATGGATCAACTAATGGCATTCTTAATGTCATTTATTAAAGAATTGCAGTACAAAGGAAAGGCAGAACTTATGAGGACACAATTTGGCTGGGCAGATAAAAACAGCAAATTTATTATTGGCGATAGAGAGATTAGCAAAGACGGTACATTTCATAGCCCACCCTCTGCAAATACTAGATCGTTTGCGGACGTTATGCATCCCAAAGGCACACTAGAGAAATGGAAAGAAGTATTTAACTTGTATGGTGCTCCAGGATTAGAACCCCATGCATTTGCTGCGCTTACTGCATTTGGCGCGCCACTCCTTAAGTTTACTGGTCATAGCGGAGCAATCATAAATCTTATTCATAAAGAGTCAGGCACGGGTAAATCTACTGCGTTATATATGTGCAATAGCGTCTACGGACACCCCGATAGACTAGCAGCTATTTGGAAAGACACCTTAGCCGCTAAGATGTTGCACTTAGGGATTATGAATAATCTGCCCTTTACGATTGACGAGATTACCAACATTAGCCCTGCCGAGTTCTCTACGCTGGCTTATAGCATGTCTCAAGGTCGTGGTGCCAACAGGTCTAGGTCGGATAAAAACGAGATGCGTATTAACAATACCACTTGGCAGACCATATCTTTGGCAAGTTCAAATGCTAGTTTCTACGAGAAGCTAGGGGTGCACAAGAACAGTCCGGATGGTGAGAGCATGCGCCTATTAGAGTATCAAATACATCCAAGCAATATTATCCCTGTGCACATAGCCAAGGCGATGTTTGACCATCAACTAAAAGAAAACTACGGGCATGCTGGGGACATTTACTGCACTTACTTATTGGGTAATCTAGAGGATACAGTTAGTAACTTATTGGCAATTCAAGCTAAGATTGATAAAGAGATGCGTTTAACCAGCAAGGAGCGTTTCTGGTCTGCGCTTATTGCTTGTAACATAACAGGCGGTTTGGTTGCTCGGATGCTCGGGTTGCACGACTACGATATGAAAGCTATATATACATGGGCTATGCAGATGTTAACCACAGTACGTCAAGATATTGCACCTCCAGCTAATAACGCTGCTTCTATTATTGGTGACTATATAAACCGTAACATACAAAACATGTTGGTTGTAAACAACGAGGTAGACAAGCGTACCAATATGCACTCGGCACCTGTACAGGAGCCACGAGGCGAACTAAGGATACGTTATGAACCTGATACCAAGATGATGTATATCGTAGCTAAAGACTTTAAAAAAGATTGTGTAGAGTCACAAGCTCCATACAAAGAAACATTGAACGAGCTAAAAGCCCGTGGTGTTTATGTAAAAGCCGATACCAAACAGATGTCTAAAGGCATGCGTGTTACATCTCCTGGGATTCATGCACTGTTCTTTGATTGCTCTGTACCTGACTTTATTGATATGGATGCGGTTGTAGCACCGATTATTGAAAATGCTAGTAGAGAAGATTAGTTACAACGTTAATTGGAGAAATTTTAAAGTAGGGTACTCAATCTTTATACCTTGCCTTAATCCTGATGCTGCCAAAAAAGATATTACACGTGTTACAAAAAGGTTAAAATTAGAGGTTGTGTTTAAGCTGGTTATCCATGAAGGAGTAAAAGGTTTACGTATCTGGAGAATTTAACTATACTCGAGCACAGAACAGCTCGTCTGTTTCTCCTCGGAAGTTAGCTCCTTCCAAACTCTTTGCCCCCGCCTAGTGCGGGGGTTTTTTATTTGTACTGCGGAGAACGAGTGCCTTCTACTAATGGGTAGACAAACGGAGCTTCTTTATCTGACACGGACAAGCCTTGATATGCTTTACCACGACGTTCGGCACGAGATTGCAACGACTTACTAACCGTTTCGCCGTTGATTGCTAGCATTGCATTCTTAGTATTAAACTTATCTATTTCTTCCAATATCTCGTCAATCTTGTCGTCGTCATCTTTACGCACTGCAACATCTAAACGATTTAATATGTTTTCTTTTTCTCTATTTATTTTTGTCACTATTTGTTTAGCCATAAAGTTAGCTTTTTGTACTTGAGCTACTTCAGTGCTACCAAACCCTAAAGTCTGTGCAAGCAATTTACCTGTTGTATAAAACTCAGGGTTCATAATTTCATCACCCTTAGTAGTAGTTGCACCTTCGCTCTTTAGCCTCATTGCAGATAACCCACCTTTAAGCCATGCTGGAGAAAGTTTTTCAAACCCTCTATTAAGCTGCCCTTTATTAAAGTCATCAAAAGCACCAGCAAAGTTTGCACCTACGCTACCAATAGGACCAGTAAAGCTAAACACAAAGTTTTGGAAAGCTTCACGAGAAGTTTCTGCAGGAGCATCGCTTCTAAACCACAAGCCATCCAACGAAGTAGAAGTGCCTACGTTTAAGTCGGTGTAAGCAGATATTGGGCCCATTTCAACCCCACGAGCTAATGTTTGAGCTTGCTCTTCAGTTAAATTAAAAAAGTTAGCTAAGCTGCTATCAGGACCAAAATAGTTAGGAATAAACCAATTTCTAAACCACAAGTCTGTGCTGCGTCTACCAAGAGGGTTGCCCTCGTCATCTTCATCGTAGTCTTCGTCTTCTTCATCTCGCATCAATTCACGAATACCGTCTGTCATACCCATAATGAAGCTGTACAAGGGGAAGCCTGTAACACCAGCAAATAAGCCAGTCATGCCCAGAGTGCCAAAGAATTTAATAGCTGCTTCTTTCTTTTCTTCCTTGTTTAGAAATGGCAGCATACCGTAGAAGTTACGTACTAAATACGATGTCATCTGCAGTGGGTAAGTCAAAAACTGAAATGCAAGGCGTCCGCCTGCAGTCTTCATTGGGGGCGGTTTGTTGTACTGAGTGTAGTTAAACAACGCATCGTACGTTAGCTTTAGAGCTTTTTCAGTAGCCGCATCAAATGCGGCATTGCCGTCCATACCCTTTTGCTTTGCATCTGCGTAGGCTAGCTCAAATGCAGACATGTACATAATCTCACGGGAGATACGCTCAGCGTGGTGAAATGCGCCACCCATTAAATCAAACGTAAATCTAATCCCTCTACTGACTACATTTTTATAACGAGCGCTAGGCACTGCAGACATTGCTGTCATATCCCCTGCATAGGTAGACATAAATATGTCTTTGTCATTAGCAAAGTTCCAAGCGTCTTTTAATACTTTTCTGTACGCTGGGTTTGGATGCTCGTTTACGTATTTAGAGTCATTGATAGACGGCTGACCCCATGAGGTTATTACATCACCGTTCTCGTCTTTTTTAGTTGTACCTAATTTGCTCCACAAAGCACCATACCTAGCAGCAGTTGCGGTAGCCTTGCCAATGCCAAACTCAGCCCCAAGGGTAGGTAGACCGACAATCGGTAACTGCGTCATCTGCACAAGCGCAGATTTAGGAGAAGTCAAAAGCCAATAGAACACAAATTTGTTACCAAGTGAGGCAACTTGATCCCAATCAAGCCCTTCTTCAGGGACTGTAGGAGTAATCTCGTTAATAGCTCGATTACTAACTTCTCTAATAATAGTAGCTAGCTTTAGCTTGTCTGGATTCTGTTGTATCTCTGCATATGCAGCAGCTATACCGTTGCGGATTTTATCTGAATATTTTAGTCGAGCTAACTGATTAGCAGCGGTGTGCTGGCTGACAATAAAGTTGCGGATTACATCGGCACTAAAACCAGTTTTACCTTGACGGTGTACAAACTTACGACGGATGTCCTTATCTGGTAGGGTCATTAAGTACATCTGATAGATATTGTCTTTAACAGCATCAATATCTGACATTTTGTTTTGGTCTAACATTGCAAATATTTCTTTAAGCATATCGCTAGATTCAATATGCTTTTCCCTTAGTTTGCGAATGTCATTTCCAATATCTATATCGCCGTCAGCAATCATCTGATCTTTGGTGCGCTTGTCTCCAGCTTTATTAAGCTCAGCAACACGGGTTTCAATAGCATTGTTACGAGCAACTTCCCCTTCAAACATATAGAACTCGCCGCTTTTGCCCTTGCCTACGCTAAACCAGAAATTACCGTAACGCATCAATGGGAAGTAGACCTCTAGTAACTTAGCTTCTTGAAACGTTTTAGTAATAGCAGCAATTAATTTGCCTTTTGGAGTAGACGCATCGTTAACATCTCCAGGTACATTAGAAGCTTCAATCTTATCTTTTAGCAGCTGCTCATGCATGTCAAAGGTTTTTTTATAGCTATCCTTAGCCATCTTATAAATAGCGTGTCCTTCACCTTTACCAAACTTACCTAGTTTTTCCCAGCCACCCATGGTGTATTTCTCACCAGTAACAGGGTTGTTAAAAGCACCACCTTCATACACTAACTTAATTGCTGCAGTGCGTTCAGTTCTTTGCTTTTTAAGGTTAGGCAAAGTTTTAGGGTCTGTAGATGGGTTAAGTATGTCATTCTCAATGCGCTGTAGCTTAGGATCGTTCTTTATAGCGGTTGCTGCATCAGGGTGTTTAGTAGGGTCTACTTCTAATAAAGTAGAGGCATTAATTAAGTCAGCAAGTATCTTGCCACCCTCTTCGTATTTTTCATTAAAGTTAATCCAAGCAGGAGTTTTTTCAGAAAGCTCACGGATCATTTGCACCCGCATGCCTGCCATATCATCTACAGCGTTATTAATAACTTTTAGGTTACTAATCTTATCTCCAGCTATACGAGTAATATCTTCTGTTGTAAAAGCTCGTAACACAAGTTTTAATTTAGTAACGTTTATGGCGCCGTAAATAGCTTTCATCAAACGAATAGCGTCATTGGCATTTCTAACTTGCATGATTAATTCGCCAATTGAACCATTTAACGTAGAGTTTCTATTGGATAGCCGAATTTTTCTAAGCAGGCTTTCTACTAACTTTAACTGTTTAGGTGGCTTAGGTGCTTTAGGTGGTGCAGGTTGTTTTTTAGCCTTGGCTGCATAGACCCTGCCACTAAGCGGTTCAGTCTCTAACTTGTACATCGGAGCAGCAAGCAATTTATTTGTAACAATAATTAAATCTTGGAGAGCAGAACTATGTGTCTCATCCATATTAAACAACTTACGTATCCCTTGTACAAACCGATTAAATAGTTTGTTAATAAAGCCTGGGGGCACACCCGCATATTCGCCAGGAGAAAGAAGTAAAAACTCTTGCATAGCAGGTAACGACAAACCGTATGCTACAAATTCTTTAATATCAGTAAAAGCATCTTCGGGGATGTCCAACATATCTTGAGTTAATAACCCCAGGTTATCGGACAAAAGTGCTTGTTCTTTAAGAAGGTCATAGTTTTGCTTAGCTGCATCCATGGTCTCCATAAGTTCACGAACAGGAACTCGTAAGAAATTAGGAATAGGTTTACCCGCTTCTTTTAGTTCTAAATAGGTATCAATTTGCTTAACGGTTGCAGCGTGTAAAGCTTCGTGTAATACAACAGTATTGTTAATACCGCCGCTACGCATTACATAAATAGTCTTTCTGTCAGGTACATATAAACCTGCTGCCCCCATCATCTTGTCTCGTAGGAATGCAGTAGGCATATCGTCTGCACTATCTACTACAACAAACTTAACTCCGTTAAGAAAAGGAAGTAACCGTCTAGCTAGTAGTTTTTCAAAAGGGTTGCCATTATTAGCAATCCAAGCTACTGCTCCTCTAGCGTTGTTGAATTTTTCAAAGACGGTGTTATCCTGTCCGTTAGTGGATTCACTAATTTCGGCACGGCTAGGTGCGCCTATTTTTTTCTTAGACTCGTATATTTGTTTAGCAGTTTCAAGTTCTTTGGGGTCAGCTGTTTTTAATAACGTACTAGCTCTTTTACCCGCAGTCTTATTCTTTTGGTCAGGATCAACAGATAAACGATATGCCGTCTCAAGTGCGCCTATGCGCTGCAGTTTTAATTGGGATAACTGAGATATTGCGTCTTGTTCGTTAGCAGCATTATTAATAATTTGCTCTGTATTTACTTCTTGGGTTAAAACTTTTTCTGCCCTATTAATATCATTACTAGCGTTACGACCAATATCTTGGCGTTGTTTTTTATACGCAGCATCAGCAGCTTGTTGCTCTGGAGTTTTTGTAACAATTGGTCTACCACGAGATTTACCTATTTTAACTGGGGGTTTTCCATCTTCTGTAGTATCTGTAGTATCAATAGTATCCGAAGAGGGTGGTTGTTGTTTGTCATACGCATCAATTATGGCGTCATCTAAAGCACGGGTTTCCCCTGTTGCTGTTTCCTTTAAATAATCTTTTTTAGTAAGTCCTAGTTGAGCTGCTTTGGCTTCTATTAAACGTCTAGACGCCATTGTGGCATTTCGTTTGTTAGCTGGGCTAGGATATATGCTAGTTGCTTCATCTGCTGCAATTGATTTAGCGTATAAATCAACTAAATTTTGAGGTACGGTAATTGCTGGGGGAGTAGGTGTACCAACACCAGCAGCTTGTTGCTGAGCGGCAATTTGTTTTTGACGTAGGCTTTCTTTAGCATTTGCTAATGCTTGTTCATTTGTTAACTGGGGGTACTTAGCTTGTAGTTCGGCAGCTAATGCACTGAGTTCAGTTCCTTCTCCGCCTCCAACAGCAGTAGTAGTCGTGCCAGCTGTTGCCAGGTCTCCTCCGGTAGTGTCAATAGCTCCGGTGTCGGTTTCGATTGGTTTGCTAGGCACAGAAACGCCTGATTGATCTGTTCCACCGATAGTTGATTCAGTTCCATCTAATAGCCCTCCTTGCAAAATAGCATCGCCTGCAACGGCGTAGGCTTCTTGTTCAGTATATGGTTTTTTTGTATCTGGGTTGATTGCACCCTTTAGTTTCTCAACAGTCTCATTAAACTGCTGACCTAAATTTTCTATAGCACCGGGGGCATTGAGTTTATCAAGGATTTTCTTTTGATCTTCAACAGCTTTAGCTTCTGCTTCTTTTTTAGCAATCGTAGAGGGTAGACGTTCGTAGGCTTGTTGCCCGCCAAATGCTGCTGTCTCTAATAAACTAGTTGGACCTTCACCAGCAGCTTCTAAAACTGCTCGACCAGGTTTTTTAACCTCACCTTCAGTAGCAAGCTGAGCAAGTATTTCTCCGCCACCACCGCTTATTATTTGTGCAGTAGGTTGAGCTACACCAATATTAACCGCTTCTTTTGCTAATTGATTTTTTATTAATTGTTTAGGCACTAACATCTTACTAGCTAACCCAGCAGCTGCCGTATCTGCTACTGCAATAATAGAACCGCGGGTTAATGCATGCCCGTACGCTTTAGCAAATAACACAGGGTCATTAAGAGCTTTATTTACTGCTACGGGGTCTCTAGTATCAACTCCGTTATCTTGAAAATACTCCATAACTCCAGAAGACAATTCACTAGCAAAGCTAGTGCTACCCATAGCCAATGCACCAACAGTAGGATTACGTGTTACAGCACCTAGTACAAGAGCAGGGGCAACTTGTGGCAAACTTTCTAAAGATACACTAGCCATAATACCAAGAGGATCGGCTTGAAATGCTTGGAATGCTTGTCGTGCAGTTGTTACATCATTTAGTAATTCAACGGCTGGTCTTTTTCTAATTTGACTAACTTCTGCTTGAACACCCATTACTTTCTTTTGTGCTTCTGCTTGCCGTGCCTGCAATGATTTAATTGCGGCTTCAGCTTCTTCTGGTTGAAGAGGCGTCATTTCTCCAGTTACTGGATCCCGTGGACCAACTTTGCCTTCTTGTATTGCATTAATTTCTTTTTGAAGACTAGTAATTTCTAAGTTTGGAACAACAGTTGATAAGCCTTTAACCCCTGCTTTTATTGGATCAGTCTGTCTTTGTAAAAAAGGCACTTCTTTTTCGTACTTTGCAGTTGCTTCTGCTAACTGACGTTTTTGCTGTTCAGTTAAACCTGCACCTGGTTGTGCTGCAAAAGCACCTCTAGAAGTTTCAGCTTGCGAAGTTATTTCTTCAGGACTACTTATAGGCGCAACTTCTGTTGTTGGCGCTACTGGAGCTTTAACTACAGGTTTACTTTTTGTAAGTAGATAAGTCAATATTTCAGTATCAGCAAGACCCGCTTCCCTAGCTCCTGCTAAGTTATATTTGTATTTGTTGGCAAGGTAGTTATTAATCTCAGCGTCGCTAAGACCTGCTTTCCTTGCACCTTCAACGTCATATGCCATTACGAGTTATCAGCATCAAATTGAGCAGGGTTTGCTTTACCTTTACCGCCACTAGGCGCAGGGGATGACTGCGCTTGTTGCCCACCTTTCATTCGTCGCTCTTCTTTACGATACAACTCTTGTAAATAAGTATTTGCATTATTAGTACCGTTCTTTTTGTCTTCTTTTTGCAGTCTACGAAGCTCTTTATTATCTGGCGAGTTATAGTTTTTAGATAAAGAATTGTCTACGTTATCACGAGCTTTATCATACAGATTAGTTCCTGCAACTTCAGCCGCAGTATCCGCACGTTTAGCAGCGGCACCACGACGACCTAAAAGCTCATCCATTCCTTCATTTAATAGAACAGCATCAGGTCTTTTATCTCCTTCAGCTCTTTTCCTTGCTAAATAATTATTTGCATAACCCATTAGTTCACCGGGGGACTTCATACCAGCAACTTTTTCTCTGCTAGTACGATCAAGCCCTTTATCAATCAATGCGTTACCAGCGGCAATATCACCTACTTTTACTAGACGCTCACCTTCAGCAATTTCAGCCATACCTTTAGCAACACCACCACGACGCTCTCTAAGTCCTTCTTGGCGGGCTATTATTCCAGGCAATGTTGCTTGACCTGCTCTAGCACCTGCTTGCCCTAAAGGGCCTGCTTGAGCAGCTAAGTTAACACCAAAGTTTAACAAGTCATATCCTCTAGCTTGTTTTTCCGCATCTCCCAAGGCAGCCTGTTCTTTAGCGTAGTAGTCAGCAAGCCCAGCTTTAGGGGCGCCAATACCAGCAGCTTCACGTTGTCTTTTAACAAACTCAGCAGCTTTTTGACGAGCAGCAAATTCTTTTTCTAAGTCCAACTCAACTTCACCCTCATTAGCAAAAGCCACAATACCGCCACTAGCGGCATTTAGCATATCCATAGACCCAGCAGGTGCGGCAGGTAATCCAGCTCGCTCAGTAACAGGGGTAGGTAAACCACGTTGATCTTGAGCTATGGACTGTTGAGCTTGTGTTTCAGCCTGCTCTCTAATCTTTTGCTCTTGTAATATCTGTATTGCCATAGCACGAATTTCTTCGCTAGGACTGCTTTGCGCAACACGATTTAACTCGTCAGCGTTCATCATCATTAATTTTTGACGGATACCACGAACTACTCCGCTATCAGGATTAGCCTGAACCATTCCTCTATTAGCGTAGCCTGCAACGCCACCAGAAGCTAAATCTTTGATAGTTCCCCCCTCTGCAAACAAACCAGCTTGCTTAGCGCCAGCCGCACCAGCTAAAAGACCAAGACCTTGCGTAATGGGAGCGGGTGCTGCTTGATACGTTTGTGTAGTAGTTGCTTGCATTGGTAAACCACGCAACATATTGGACATCATGCCTAATTGCAGGAGCGGGTACTGTTGTTGTGTTGCATAGTCTTGGGTAGCTTGATTAATCTTAGCTTGCTCAAGTGCTTGTTGTTGCGCACCCATTTGATTTTGCAAACCAATAATGCCTTGTTGTGCTTGTAATTGAGCACCGCCTAATTGACCTATTTGCCCAGCACCCTGCATAGTTTGACCTAAACCTTGTAAACCAACACCAAGACCTCCGTAACCAGCTTGTAATCCTTGAAGTCCTAAATTAGCACCAAACTGTTGAGACTGTAGCGCTCTATCGTAAGCAGACTGAGAGCCTTGAGCTTGGATATTAGATAAGTTAGAAAGTAAATTACGCTCACGCTCACCTTGCATCAAAGCCTGACGTGCACCGCCATAAGTACCTTGCCGAGACGCTCCTAAATTTTGAGCATTTTGTGCCATCTGCGCTTCACGTACAGCAGCTGCTTTGGCAACATCAGTAACGCTTTGTTGATATGGCGACATGTATGCTTGCATGGTTCCAGGACTTGTTACATTTTGTGCGTATTGTTGACCTGCACCAAAACCTTGTTGAGCGGCTGCTGCTCCTTGACCTGCTAACCCCATAGAACCCATAGCGCCTAAACCAGTTAGTCCAATAGCTTGTTGATATTCACCAGGTGTTTGTAACGCAGCAGTAGCTTGTTGAGCTTGCCGTTGCATCGGACTGAACGGCGCAAAATAATTACTTACATCCGTGCTATAGGGTCGATATGGTTTAAATCCAGTAATATTAAAACCACCTTCTGCAGTTGGAGCGCCTTCAAACAACTGCTTCTGAGTTGCTTCCAACATGTTAGTAACATATGGTTTTGCATACTCAGGAATATTAGTTTGATACGCAGTACTCTGTTGGGGTGGAGGAGTGCCACCACCACCACCACCGCCTTTGCCACCGCCACCACAAATGTACCCACCACCAAGCTTGCGCTGAGTGACGCTATCGCCTAGGGTTTCACCGAAGGCTTCTAACTCTCTACGAGACCAATTCTGTTTCATGTTTTACCCGCTCCCTAATCCAGCGACAGTCAGCTTTATTCATTTCAAAAACTACTAAATCCCCGCCATCACAATGCATTCCTGGGAAACGAATGGCTTCTTTAAATCCCAGTTTCTTGTCATACTCCATAGCCTTTGTATTTTGACTATTTACAATTCCAAAAGTTTTTTCTAAACCCAAAAAGTTAAAAGGATAATCAAACGCACCAAACAATAAACCCTTAGGTGTATAACCACCTTTTAAATTAACCATGTGCATTTGGCAAGTCTTTCCTATAAATGCCGTATACCCAATAACCCACTCAATCTGATTGTTTTCATCTACCCAAAACAACGCTTGAAAATCTGCACAAGGTTGAACTCCAGCATGCTCATATAAATAGTGTTGGGCAATCGCCTTAGCTTCATTTGACTGAGCACCCTTTAACATTTATGCAGGCATGTATCTACTAGCTTTAACTGCGGGAGCTTGTTTCTTTTTACCCGTTCTAGCTTTGCGAATCTTGTTCATCATGCTATATAACTTCTTAGCACCAGCATCCGTAGAGCCATTACCTAAATGCGAAACAACATCCGCTGGTACAACAAACTCTCCATCAGCCAACCGTGCTGGTTGCTTTCCAGCAATAGTAGCAGGAATAGAATCAGACATACCATCACCAGGTCCTTTAAGCATTCTTCCGCCATCAGAGTATCCTCCTAGGTTATAACGCATAGTGCCACCAGCAGCGGCTTCTTCTATCTCAGGAGTAGCGCCTTTAATATCGCCTAGACCTTTAATTGAGGTTTTAGGAAGAGCAACTGGCTTAATACCAGCACCCTTACCTGCTTTGCCTAAACGGACCATAGAGGCAGTAAAGGCATCTTTTCTAGCTGTATCTACGTCAGTATCTCTAAATATACCTGTGCGTGGAACCCCAACACTTTCTGGTAAATGTTCTATTCGTTGCTGCCCTTGTCTATCCAAGTAATCTTGTAACACATTAACTTGACCTTTACTTCTATATCGAGCAACGCCACCAGCCGCATACCTCGTATTAAGTAAACCGTTTTGCATATTACCTTGCATTAAGCCTCTAGCTTCGTCCATACCAGATTCATCGTCAAAAGAACCTCCAGCAGCTAACTCCATAACACCACCCTGAGCTGCATATTGAGCTTGGTAATACGGATTAGGTCTTGGAGCCTCGTAGGCTTGGTAGTTTGGACTTAGTTTGTAACCTTTAAGTCTTCTATCGTATTCATCTTCTTGATACCCTGCAGGACCTGCACCTCGTTGTTGTTGATCTCCTACTAAAAGAGGTATTGCAGCGCTACCTATAGCACCTACGTTACTACCTAAGAAGCTTCCAGCAGCGGGTACACTCGTGCCAACTTCTTTAAGTCCTGTAGCTATATTACTTCCTGTAGTAGCACCAGCAGCACCTTGCGCCCTACCCGCAGCACCAATAACATCTTGAGGACTAGCCCCAGGAGCATTTAAAGCAGATTGATAGCCTTGTACAGCTTCTGAAGTTAGTCCTGGAAAATTATTGGTGTTTCCCAAAAACCCTTGGGCTGCTTCTTGGGTAAGCTGTTGTGCTCCACCTGTTTTAGCGTACAGATCCGCATAGTTAGATGGGAGGGTTAAACCCTCTGCAGCTGCGGTTTTAGCAGCTTCTTGCGCTACTTGTTGTGATCCTTGTGTAACGGCTTCATTAGCAACGGTTTTAAATCCTTCAGTAGCAGCTTGTTGCCCTGCTTGAGCAGCAGCTTGTCCACCCACCCCAGCTAAACTAGTAGTTAACCCAGCACCACCATAGGCGCCTAAACCAGCCATAAGACCCTTTTCTACGCTACCTGTAGCCACGCCATAACCAGCACCAGTAATCATTCCAGCTGCAAGGGGAGAAAGAGCGCCACCAGAAAAATACATTAAACCTGCCCCAACAACTACTGGAAGGACTTGTTCTAGAAACCCAGCCTCTACAAGACCAGTATCGGGGTTAATAGTAAGGGAGCCGCCGTTAGCCAAAGCCAAAGCTTGTAAACCTTTAATCTCATTCTTAGACATATGAACAAGTTCAGTGTCCCTACCACGACCTTTGGTCTTTAGATAATTTGCTGTGTTATGCAATCCACCATTTGTGTTCATATAATAGTCACCGTTACCGTTCCTACGTTACCCGTTCCTGATACACCTTGAACATTAACTAAAATAGAGTTGGCTACTACCGTTACACTGCCAACTGACCCAGTTCCTGAAACACCTTGTACATAAGCAAAGTTTAGCGAAACTATTTTTAAGAACTCGCCATCCTGAAAGACTGTGCCTTCTGGCAAATTGTACCCCGATGTTGGCAAATTTAATAGCCGTAACCCGTCTAGTTGCAAGGCAGCATTGGAATCGCTTTGCGTAAAGTAAAGCCTTAATGCCCCAATTAACTGCGCCATGTGCTGTTGGTCGTATTCGACTGGAGCCAGAGGTAAAGCTGGCGCACGGAACCGTTGCATTCCCATTATCTACGCCCATCTGGTCTGCCATCCAATCTAGGACTACCTAACTGCCATTGAACATTTAAGTCAGAAGATTGAATCTGAATAGCCATCTGTCTAGCCCTAGCCCGCATAAATATTTGCTCGGTATATACGTCTACCGAGGTCTCAATAACCTGCTGGGATTCTGTATTGGAATATGCGTTGCCAGGAAAGTTCCGTGGTTTTATTAACATTGTGACCGCAGGCAAGGTGGCAGTCGATCCCGCAAAGTTAAGGTCAGGGATAATCCGTTTGGTCAGGATAAACTGATCCCCGTCCACAAGATCAAAGTCTGACGAGGCAATATAAGAGGTCATTGCCGTTGTGTCATCGTTTAAACCCTGTTCGTGGTTATAGATAATGCTGTCGGCAGTCATTGTGGTCTGGACTACAAGCTGGGAGATATTAACGGTATAAGTGCCTATCCCACCAGTTCCCGTGCCTAGGGCAGTAATCTTAGTGCCTGTAGCTACTCCAGTACCCGTAATGACTGAGCCTACTTGCAGGATACCAGTAGATATTGCAGTTACATTTAGGGTTGTACTGTTATTCAGAGAGCCTGTAAAAGACGTTGTGGTAAGTGCTTGAGGGTATTCCCTTAGAGACGAGTCTGACCATGCAGTACGATCTATTGTGCCGTAGTACCAAATCTTTTCTAAGTGGTTATAAATCACATAGGCGTTATTAATTTGACTATCTGCCGTTGGATAGAACCACCAGATTTCATTCCATCCTTCGTTTGTTCCTGAGATAATCTGGTCGGCTTGAGTGTAGTTAAGATTCTCAAATACGTGATTTCTTAAGGTACATGGGAGGGTCTCTACCCGTCCGCCATAGGCATAGAACTTATCATGCCCCATCCAATAAGCCGTGTTATTGACGGTAACAACCGCCCGTGGGCTAAGGATTGAAATGTTATCAGAAAGCTCTTGAAGACCGAAAACGTCCGTAGTGCCTAGGAACTGTAAAGAATTAAGGGTTCCCTCTGTATATACAAGGATCTCCTGACGAGTCGCTACGGCACAGACTATGGCAGAACCACGGGATACCCGTAAGAATCCTGCTGAATTAGTGACTAGCGGAGTCCAGACATTAGGTTGATCTTGGGTGGCAAAACGGATTAATAAAGGATCAGATGTCCCTCCGCCAAACGGTGTACAGCCAAAAGCCAACAAGTGTTTATCGTTCTGAGAAACTAATACTTGCATTGCCTGAGTAGGGACGTCAGCAGGAGCTACTCCGTCAATAGTTGTTGTGGCTAAAGGTGTAGCCCTAGTTCCCACACCGCCAGAATACTTCCAATAGTATATTGTTCCATCACGGATATTAGCCACTAGATCATCGTCAAAGTTTTGTAAGAACCAATCCCGTTGAGGTGCGTAAACAGGCGTAGCTGATCCTAAACCCCAGCCAACCGTACCCCATGTACCTGAACCCCAGCCGTATCCAGCAACACCGCCATCGTTACCTATATTGATTTGGAAAGCTGCGGTAATAGCAGAACCACCACCTGAAGTTGAAGATGAGGCTGCTGTGGCTGCGGTAATCCTAAATGAGTTAGAGTCAACAAAAGCAATAATAAACTCAGTGTTTAGATTTGGTGCTGTAATCCCACCAACCGCTACTGCACCAGAGAATGTGACATAAGAGCCATCTGTAGCACCGTGACCTGAAATAGTCACCGTAACCGTTTTAGAGCCACTAACCGTGGTGAAGCAGTTATCGGTTGTTGGAGTAGTAAAAGTAGCTCGTATTGGGGTAATGTCGTATAAAGTCTGCCCTGCTTCTATATATAGTTTTCTAGAAGTTCCAAGAGCTAGGTAGTTATCTGCAACCGTGGTAATCCAATTAAAGACTTGCCGACAGGTTCCCACCACAGTAAATAAACCATAACGAAGCCAGCCGCCCATCTTCTGTGGGTATCCTGAGCGAAAGCGGATTTTGTCGCATTCAAAGAACCCACCTTCATTGGTGTAGTTAGTCTGGTCTCTGTTTAAACCTGGTTTGAATTGTAGTTTCTGTAATGGCACGGGTTTACCCTTAGACGTATTGACGTGTTCCTGATTTGTCAATGATAAGGGCTTGCCGTCTTGGTGTCATGTCTTTTGTATTAGGGACTGAGATATGTGTCCAGCGGTCAAACTCACGGATAATTTGGTCGTAGCCAATT